GAAAGAGATAGTTCTTTAAGTGGTCAGAAGAAACTTAAAGATTTACAAAAACAATTAAAAGAAGAACAGAAGAAATTACAGGATTTAGTACAAGACCATGTGGACGACCAAGTCAATGATATGTATGATAAGGAGTCTGACAGACTACAAGAAGAAGCAGATAAATTAAAAGAAGAGTTAGAGAAAAAATACTCAGATGAAAATTTAGTTGATTTAATTAATGAAGCAATTTCAAGCGGTAAGTTTGTAGGTCTTGATGGAGAAGTTAAGAAACTTCAAGATGCTATTATTGAATACATAAATAAATATGAAAATGGTATGTTGGCAATGGGTTCTGTCACTAAGCAGGAATGGCTCGATAAGCTAAAAGAAGGGAAAGAGACATTAGAAGATATTAACGACATATTAGATGAATTAGATTTAAGTAAATTTGCTATGCCTAATTATAATCCTTCTTCAAATTCTCGTTCAAGAAGTGTATCCTCAACATCATCAGTCAACTTTAATTCACCATTCTTTGTTGTTCAAGGAAATGTAACTAAGGATACTATGAAAGATTTAGAGAAGTTTGGTAGAGATTTAGAAAATAGAGTATATAGAAAAATAGTAGAAAATATTAAATCATAATAAAAAGAGTAAAATTAATGGAAATAAATTTTGATTAATTGAATCTACGAAAAAGTATCATTTCTGAAAAAATATTAAAATAAAAATGTTTTTAGTATCAATTAATACTTTTTTTATTGTTTTGTATTGAATTATTCTAAAAAAAGTGTTATTCTATAATATATAGAAGATACAAAATTGTATTTTCATATTTCTTTGAAGGGAGTGTGTCTGCTTGGCTGTATCAGCGATACTAGAAGACATAGAAATAATTCTAAAAAAGTTTAAGGCATGTATAGAAAGTGAAAATTTTATTATATCTCAAAGTGAAAATAGACAGGATAATAATGATTTTTTAAAGAAATATAATCTAGATAAAAACAAACAAATAGAAATGTTAAATTGTTTAACAAAAGAAGATTTTTCAAAATCAGAAGAACATAGAAATCACGAAGGTAGAATATTGTATTTCTTTGGAAAAAAATATGAATTGACAAATATAGATGGATTAAGAGAAGAAGTGGAGTTATACATAAAATTTTACATTGCAGAAAAGAAAAGAACAAAAGAAGATTTCACGATAATAATATCTTTTCATCCTGCAAAGTATTCAATTAAATACTATATGTAGCCTATTAAATAAAAAAAATTCACATTATTTTAGCATATGAGATACATAAAAAATATATCTTTTTTATGCAAATTAAATAAGAAGGAAAACTTGGAGGGGAAACCATGAAAAATATGAGAACTGATAATAATAAAGTATTTTGTGAATTTTGTCTAGATGATGTAAACTATACAATTAAAATTAAAGAAGAAATTGATACTGTTAGAGGCAAAGAAATAAAATACATGAAGAAAGAAGCGTTTTGTGAAGAATGTGGAAACTATGTATATATTCATGAGCTTAATGATGAAAACTTAAAATCATTATATACTAAAATTAGAGAAATGGATAACATTATAACTGTAGATGAAATTGAACTTTTATTAGAAAAATATAACATAGGTAAAAAACCTCTTTCCTCATTATTAGGATGGGGAGAGGGGACTATAACAAGATATTTAAAAGGAGATATTCCAACAAAACCATATTCCGATAAATTGAGATTAATACTTGATGATACAAATGAAATGAAAAAGATATTGGAGGAAAATAAAAATAATATAAAAGATATTGCATATAAAAAATGTAGAGAAGCTATTCTAGAAATAGAAGAAAAAAACACTTTTTTTAAAAATGATAAGATAGGTGTTGTTGCCGAATATATAATATCAAAATGTGAAGAGATAACACCTCTAGCTTTACAAAAACTATTATACTATTCACAAGCATTTACTAGATTATTTACTAATAATAATTTATTTGATGATGATTGTGAAGCATGGGTTCACGGGCCGGTATACAGAAATGTATATGAGAAATATAGAGATTTTGGAAGAAACCAAATAGAGTATGAAAACAATATAATTTCATTGGATAATGATATGGAAGAAAAGATTGTTGATGCCGTGATTAAATACTTTGGATGCTATAGTGGAAAAATGTTAGAAAGAATGACACATGAGGAAAAACCTTGGGTCATTAATAGACAAGGATTAGGAAAATATGAATCTTCTAGTAATGTTATAGAAAAAGAAGTTATTGATGAATACTTTAATAATATAAAATCTAAGTATAGTATAATAAATATATCTGATATAAATGACTATAGTTCTGATTTATTTAAAAAGATTCAAAGTTAATAGTGGATATAGTATAAATATCAATGAAAAAAGATTCTATAATTAGAATGCTTTTTATTTCTCTGTATTGTCAACTATGACAATATTGACTATTGTGACCATATTAGGGTATAATAGTAATATAATAAAGACATAAAAAAAGAGACTACAACTATTTGTGCTAGGGTGTCTCTTCATAAATAAGCGAAGTGTTAATTAGAGGAAGAATCACCCGAATGGCAGTTCAGGTGATTCTTAATTTTTTGCAACGTTTTCTTAAACTCATCTATTTCTTTAAAAAGTCTATTCAAATTCTGAACCAACTTAATCAAACTGATTATTATAGTTGTAAGAAATGTTATTATCGTTAGCAAACAAATTAAATATTTCATAATATCATATCACCTCCCATCTTGATATGACATGGAAGGCTTATGTAAATGAAGATTCACCCTAATAGTTTTTTTATGTAGTCTCTAAAAATATTATACCATAAATTACCAATATGTTAAATTTAATATTATATTGTCTACAATTGTAAAAGAATATTGTGTTCTAAGAAGTTATTCTATTAATAATATAGCTTTTTTATTTTTCAATGAAGATAATGACAACATTGACTATTTTGATAATATTGGAGTATAATAGTAATATAAATGATATAAATTTATATCATAGGGACATAAAAAAGAGACTACAAACTATTTGCTGTAGGGTGTAGTTCTTAAAGTTAACAATAAAAAGAATAGATTTATGTATTACTTTCAGAATCACTAGACCCGCCAGTCTGGTGATTCTTTAGTTTCCTAATAGATGCTTTCAAGTTTAAGATTGCATCTATTAGCTTTGTCAAATGATTGATTATTCTTGTAATCATAATTATCATTATTAAAAACAAAACTAAGTACTCCATAGTCTCACCCCCTTTCTTACTGGGGATTTTAACTAAAGAGCCATCACCCTAATAGTCTAAACTGTAGTCTCTAAAAATATTATACCATATTTTTCCATAATGTTAAATTTAATATTATATTGACGACAGGAGTAGAATAAAGATATAATACAGGTAACAGAAAATTTAAAAATTTTACACAAGAATTACTACTTATCTATGCCACCTTAAACAAGTGGCTTTTTTCATACTCTGGTATCTATTTAAGGAGGTGTTACAAATGATAAATAATATAGAAGATTGTAAGCTTCTTATTGAGACAGAAATAAGAATGAAAGGTATAGATGAAAAAGAACTAATATCTCAAAACGAAATTCTGAAAGACCTAAATATTAATGAAAAAGACCTTGAAGATATTGAAGTGAATTTTGAATAATGAAATGATTTATAATATACCTATTTAAAACATGTATTAATTGATATCAGTAATAGTGATTTTTTATTTATTGAATCTGTTTTACAAAAAACGTATTTATGATATAATAAAAGTAAGGAATTTAATCTACTTAATACAAAGAGTGATTGTTTCCTTAAAGTTAATTAAAAAATCAATTTATCTTTTGAAACCACTCTTATTGGCGTTTGAGTGTTTTTTGCTTTATCATATATGTAACAAGCTATTAAACTTGTTGCAATATTTAGATTAATAAAATATTTTAGCTCATCTTAATTGATGGGCTTTTCTAATACAAAGAAGGTGATAAAATATGCATTTTAATGTGAATCTTAAACAGATAAAATCTGATTACACATTAACCATTCACAAGATGAACAAATCATTTTTAGGTCAAATCCCAATCAACTTTTTAAATTCTATAAAGCGTGAGCTTGGTGGAGTAGATGAAATACAACTGACCATTCCAAAATATATTACAGATAGATTTTTATTTAATAAAATAATAAATCCCATTTTTGAAGAAGTAAAAGAAGAACGTCTTATTTGTCTTAATAATAAAGAATATTTTGTAGTTAAGAATGTTGTGACTACAGACGATAAATTAAAAGTAGTAACAGCTAAATCTAAAGAAGTTAAACTAGGAAAAATTGATGTGAATATTGAGGACTATGGATTACAGATGTTTACCAAAGATGAAGAAGCATCTATTATATCTCTTAATGATTATTTAAAACAAGAGACAGGCTGGAAACTTGGTTATGTGGATGATTCAATTGCTTATGAAACTGATAGTGAAGGTAATAAGAGAGAAAAAGTAAGATGGCAAGAGAGTATTAATTCTAATTGGTTAGATTATTTCAATAATGAACTAAAAGAACAATTTGAGTGTATAGCTGATTTTGACACTTATAATAATTTAGTTAATTTGTATCATATAGACAGTTTTGGAGATAACATTCAGTTATATTTATCTCATGATAACTACATAAAATCACTTGAAAGAACTACAAATAGTGATGATATAGTAACTAGACTGAAGCTTGAAGGTAGTGAAGATATGAATGTAATAGGAGCTACAGTTACAGGATATGATTACATTGAGAATTATTCTTATTTCTTAGACAATAAAGAAATGAGTGAAGAACTTAGTAAAGCTATAAAGAAATATCAAGAAATGAATGAAATAAGAGAGCCAATTTGGAGAGAATTAATAGATACAAAGCTTAAGAAACAAAGAGAACGTGATAGTAAAAGCAACGAATGGCAAATGGTAATAGAAATGATAAGTAAGAAAAAAGATATAAAAAAGACATATGATAATCCACAACATAAAGATGAAGTAAATTCAGCTAAAATAGCAGTAGAGATAAGTGAACTAGAAGATAAAAAAGTAATATTGGATGTTCAAATAAAACATTTAGAAGAAGAAATAGCTAAGTTAAATGAAAGTATAAAAGATATAAATATTCTTTGTAAGAGGGAGACTTCAACTGATGAGGATGGATATTTAATATTTAATGAGGTTCTATTAGATGAATTAAATGAGTTCCTCTACTATGACACTTATACAAATGATGCTTTTTTAAAAGTTGAAGATTTAATAGCAGAAGGTAAAAGGCAATTAAGTTTGAAATGTATTCCAACACGAGAATGGACTCTGGATGTTATAAACTTCTTAGATAGAATTATAGATATTAATTTTAGACAACATTGGAAGGGAGATTTAAGTCTGGGAGATATTATAGTGTTACATAGCAAAGAATCTAAAGAAGAAGAATTAGTATATTTTACATCTTTTACCCAGAATTTAAAAAATGGAAAATTAGATACTTTAGAATTAACTTTAAGTAATAAAAAAATAAAAGAAGATGACAAAAGGACTATAGCTGATTATTTAACTAAAGCTGAACATGCAACGAGAACATTAAACTCTAAAAGACATTTATTCATTCAGCAACAGAAGAAAAGAATTAACCTACCAGATGAATATATTCCTAAGAAAAATATACAAAAGGAGCTGATGTAAATTGATATTAGATAATTCACCAGCAGATTCATGGATTAGAATTACTGGAGTAATTGTTACCTACAATAATACACTTTATCAAGTAGTAGATACAGAGACAAATAAAAAATATATATACTGGGATGCTGATAATCCAGGAACATTAAAAGTTTCTAATGTAAGATTACCAGAGGGAAACACACAATTTTTAGTAGTTGTAAATGACAATGGAAAACACACAGAAGTTCCTATAAATTCTTCTATTTTTGATATTTCATTTGATGGTAATTCAAGAAAAAATACAGAAGAACAGATTTGGGGATTATATGAGACTGATAAAAAGCATAATGAAAAGTTTGTAGTTATTGAAAAAGATATAGATGGAATACATCAAACAGTTTTAGAAGTACAAGAAGATGCATCTCATATAAAAGAAAATATGTCTCTTATAGACCAAAGAGCTGAAAATGTAAATATATTAGTAAAAGAAGTTACTAAAAATTTTGGTCAGTCACAAGAAAATATAACCTTAAGAGAAAATATAAATAAAGCTATAATTAAGTTAAATGCAGATTTAGGTACATTTAGTTCTAATATGTCTAATTATTTTAATGATAATGAGATTACAGATGAAGAAAAAGAAAAGATTGATATTGAACTTAATTTATTAGATACAGATAAAGCGAGTTTATATGCAGAGTTACAAAAACTTATTGATAAAACTACTGGAGTAGACTTAGTTGCAATAAACACTTCAAAAACAGCATTGGATACAGCAAGTACCAATCTAAACTCTATAATCAATTCAGTTATTTCAGATAGTATAATTACACCTTCAGACAGAATTTTAGCTATAAATGCAAATGCTCAATATAACTTAAAGATAAATGAACTTAAAAATACAGTGGATAGAATTTATATAACAGGTATGGGTGGAAGTATATCAGAAGAATTTTCTCAAATAAATGCTACAGCTAAAGAGATAAAATTAGAAGTGGCTAGAGTAGATGGTGTGACTAAAACTAATGCTGCTGAAATTAAATTAACCAAAGACGATATAACAATGATAGTTACAAGAAATGGAAGTGGTTCAATTGTAGGAATTAAACCTGATAAAATTGAATTTGGATTTAATGATATATCAAATTATGTAGAGATAAGCAGGAGTGGTCTAACAGTAAATCAAGGAGCTATAGCATGTGATATATTAACTACTCCATCTGGCCATGAACCAATAATCAGATTATTTGGAAGTAGCAGGTCTGGATTTGCAATAGATGCAAGAAGGTCTGATGGTTCTAGTCAAGCATCAGCTATAAGATTAAAATATGATAGCAATAATTATTTTTGGGTAGGATATGATACTGCTGAGATTTATGTTGATGGAGAAGAACACTTTATTGTTGAAAGAGATGATACTTTTGTAAGATGTGGAGGAGCTACATTTACATTTACAAATGGAGATAGTTTAGGTATAGGATATTCATTTTATCCAGAGCGTTCATCAACTGATTTAGGTTGTGATGATTATAAATGGAGGTATTTATATTCACGTTCTACTCTAAGTGAATCTGACAAAAAGTTTAAAGAGAATATAGTATACATAAAAGATATTAAGAATAGAACTCGTTCAAGTATAACGCCAACACCATTTTTAGATTTTATAAAAGATGAATTTAAACCAGCAACATTTGATTATATTGTATCAGCAGAAAAAGATAGAACAATTGCAGATAGTCAAATAGGGTTTATAGCTAATGATTTTAAAGATAGTTATGTTGGAAAAACATTTCTATATGATTATGGAGAAGAAAATGGATTAATGTTTAGCCCATCTGGTTATACAACTGTTGTAGCAACTGCACTTCAAGAGGAAATACAAAAAAGAGAAGAATTGGAAATGATAGTTAGTGAATTAAATGAGAAAATTAATAATTTAGGAGGATATTAATATGGAAGTAAATTTACAAAAAGCATATACAGTAGCATTTGAAGAGATAAAAAGTTTATATAATGAACTAATACTTTATAAAGCACTTAACATGCAACAACAAGAAGAAATTGAGAACTTGAAAAAAGAACTAGAAGAACAAAATAAAGAACAATAGGATGTGATACTTTGAAAAATTATGAAATAAAGAATCATACCATAGAAGTAGATTTTAGTAATTATAGAATAAATAAAAGGTTACTAGACTATTTTATTTATAATGAAAATGATGTTAAAACAGCTTATATTGAAGCAATATTGAAAAATAAAGATGAAATAATAGATTTATCTGAATATGATAGAGTTTTAGTTAGCATTACAAAAAGTGATGGACAAAAGGTTAATGGTGAATGTGAAGTTGTAGATGCAGAAAATGGTGTTGTAGAGATAGAACTTAGTCGACAAGCACTTGCAAGTGTTGGTATAAATACATTTCAACTATCCCTTGTGAAAGAGGGAACTCTACTTAATACTACAAATCTTTATTATAGAGTTGAAGAGGGTATGATTAATGATGATGATATCACCTCAACTGATGAATATGGAGTATTATTGGTAATAATAGCCCAAGCAGAAGAGATTATAAAAAACAATAAAGAGTTAACTAAAAGAGTTGAACAACTTGAAATAACTATCTTAGGAAATGAAGAAGTTAGGGATAAAGCAGAGCAGATTAGGATTTATAATGAAGATATAAGAAACATACAAGAAGAAGAAAGAGAGTTTAATGAGTTAACACGTCAAAACCAAGAAGCAAATCGTGAAGAATCCATTCAGAATATGCAAATCCAAGTTGATGATAAACTTACTGATTGTCAACTCCAATTAGATGAAATGATAGATGCCAAGTCTGAAGAAATAGACAATATTGTTGATGATAAAATGCTTGATGTCCAAGCTCAAACAGATAAGAAATTTCAGGACTTAGATACTAGAGCTAATAATATTTTTGATTTATATGATAAGACATTTGAAGATAAACTTACAGACAACCAAGAACAAATTGATTATAAACTTGATGAAGTAAATCAAGCTATATCTAATGTAGAAGATTGTATTGATGAAAGTACTACAAAATTAGATACAAAGATAAAAGAAATAGATGACAAAATAGTTGAAGTAAATACTGCTAAGACAGATATGACAACAACTGTATCTAACAAAATAACTGAATTTGAAAATAGATTTAGTGAATTAGAAAGTCTTGATGCTAGAGGCGAGTTAATACAAGCTAGAGAAACTATTGATGGAAATGTAAAGGACACTTTAAAGGATAGATTAACATATGATTTTGAGAAAGTTAATGAGAAAATTGCTGAGATGACTTCTGCTGCAACTAATGTAGCTTTTAGTAAATCTTATGTTGAATCGGATTGGGTTGCTGATGGAGAATATTTTAAACTTATAGTTAATCATAATTTAGTTACAGAAAATATATTTGTAGCAATATTAGATGAAGCAACTAAGAAAAGTATGACTAATTCTTATACTATAGTAGATTCTAATACGATAGAAATATTTAATGAAAGTAACATAGATGTAAAAGTAACTGTTGTAAATGGTAATACAAATAAAGAAGTTATACAAGCTACAATAAATGATAATATAACAACACTAGATAGTACTTACTCTAGTGTTAAAATTGATGCAAAATTTGATGAGAGTCTAACTAAGATAAATGAAAATAAAAGTAATATAGCTACTAATTTAGAGAAGATAAATTTAATGCAAACTAAACTTGGTTCGAGTGAATTAAGTACAGTATCTAAAAATATATCAGATGCAGTAAATGAATTAGATGCTAGTGTTAAAGTTTTGCAAGAGGGTGGAAATTTAGGACAACAATTAGATAGTTTAAAAGCCAAGTATGATGCTCTATCTGATAAAGTCTTAGATATATTAATTTATTTAGAATTAGAATCTGGTGCAGTGGATGAAGTAGGTCAATGGTATGATAATTTAACTGATTCAAAAGGTATTTTATCAATTGAAGGTCTAAGATTAGACACAGACAGAAGAAGAATATTTGGTAGTGAAGGGAATGTTATTTTTAATAAAATAGACATTCCTTTTTCTTGTTATAAAGTGAAATACATACATGAATTAGATGATAACTTTATAGAGACCATTTCAAACACAAGTACAAATGCTGGAGCTAATAGTATAGAACTTGAAAAATTTTCTTATGAAGTTAAATAGGAAAGGAATGATTTAATGAAAGAAAATAAAATCTTACAACGTGGAAGATATTTAGATACAGATATATACTTTGATGAATTTAACAAAGATTTTGATAATTATGATTTTGTAGATATAGTAATAAGTCCAGGTAGTGGTTATACTTTCGGTATAAAGATAGACAGAAGTATCTGGGCGTGTGGTTATAATGTTTATGGTCAATTAGGTTTAGGTGATACTACTAATAGAAATGTATTTACTAAAGTTAATATAGATAATGTTAAAAAAATTAGTTCTTATAGCCATAATACATTTATATTAAAAAATGATGGTACAATATATTCGTGTGGGCTGAATGAGCGTGGGGCTTTAGGTTTAGGTGATACTACTAATAGAAATACATTTACTAAAGTTAATATAGATAATGTTAAGGATGTCATATGTGGTGGACTTCACACATTCATAATTAAAAATGATGGAACTTTATACTCATGTGGGATGAATACTAGTGGTCAATTAGGTTTAGGTGATACTAATGATAAGGATGTATTTACAAAGGTTAATATTGATAATATAAAAGAAATTATATGCGGAAGTTCTCATACATTCATAATTAAAAATGATGGAAGTATCTGGTCGTGTGGTTTAAATAATTATGGACAATTAGGTTTTAGTGATAAAGTTAATAGAAATACATTTACAAAGGTTGATATTGATAATGTTAAAAAAATTGCATGTGGTGGAACAACTACATTTGTATTAAAAAATGACAATACTTTATGGTGTGTAGGTGAAAACAACAAAGGACAATTAGGATTAGGTGATACTACTAATAGAAATACATTTACTAAAGTTAATATAGATAATGTTAAAGATGTTACATGTTCATATCAAGGTATATTTATAATATTGACTGATGGCTCAGTTTTATCTACTGGTTACAATTATTTTGGACAATTGGGACTAGGTGATAAAGTAGATAAAAAAATATTTACTAAAGTGAATGTAGATAATGTAAAAAAAATATTCTCTGGTAATACTCATACTTTTATAATGAAGGAAGATAATAAACTATTATTTGCTGGTTCTAATAATTTTGGGCAATTAGGTTGTCAACATTTTCTTAATAATTCAGATAACTTTACTACTTTTACAGAGTATAAAAATAATGACTACATAGGATTTAGTAAAAGTGTAAATTTAAATGGAGATACATATTTATTAAAAGACAATGGTGAATATTTACTAATAAATAGAAATGATAAAATAGTTTGTGGTCGTAATTTTACGTATATTTTAAAAAATGATGGGACTATATGGGGAGCAGGAAACAATGGAAATGGTCAATTAGGCTTAGGAGATAATACACATAGAAATGTATTTACAAGAGTTAATATAGATAATGTAAAAGAAATTATATGTGGAAATAATCATGTATTTATAATAAAAAGTGATGGAAGTGTATGGGGTACAGGTCAAAATAATAATGGAGAACTTGGTTTAGGAGATAATTCTCATAGGAATACATTTACTAGGCTTGATATTAATAATGTGAAAAAGGTTGTATGTAACAACTGTACATATGTAATTAAAAATGATGATACTATTTGGGTAACTGGTTATAATGAACATGGGGCTTTAGGCTTAGGAGATAATACACATAGAAAAGTGTTTACTAAAGTTAATATAGATAATGTAAAAGAAATTATATGTGGTATGTATCACACATTTATAATTAAAAATGATAATACAGTATGGGCATGTGGTCTAAATAATTATGGACAGTTGGGTTTAGGTGATGCTACTAATAGAAATGTATTTACAAAGGTTGATATTGATAATGTTAAAAAATTTATATGTGGTATGTATTACACATTTATAATCAAAAATGATAATACAGTATGGTGTGTAGGTGAAAACAGCAAAGGACAATTAGGATTAGGTGATACTACACAAAGAAATGTATTCACTAAGGTTGGTATTGATAATGTAAAAGAAATTATATGTGGTATGTATCACACATTTATAATTAAAAATGATAATACAGTATGGGCATGTGGTCTAAATAATTATGGACAGTTGGGTTTAGGTGATAATTTTGATAAGTTAATATTTACTAAGATTAATATTGAAAATATTAAAAATGGAATATCTAGTGGTGATTCTACATTTCTACTAAAAAATGATGGAACTTTATACTCATGTGGGATGAATACTAGTGGTCAATTAGGTTTAGGTGATACTACTAATAGAAATGTATTTACTAAAGTTAATATAGATAATGTTAAAGAAGTCATATGTGCTAGTAATCATACATTTATATTAAAAGAAGATGGGAGTATTTGGAGTACAGGAAATAATTCTTATAGTCAACTTTGTTTAGGTGATAATACACAGAGAACTACATTTACAAAAGTTGATATAGATAATATAAAAGAAATTGCTTGTAGCGATTCTGTTACTTTTGTAATTAAAAATGATGGTGCTATTTTCAGTGTAGGATATAATGGTTATGGGCAACTTGGTTTAGGAGTAAGTGATGGTTCTGTAAATGAAATTACTAAAATAGAAGGACATTACCTTTATAGATTTGACACTTTGAATAATTATATATTAAACAATAATTTTAATCTGATAAATAACAAATATATAATACCATCACGAAGTGATATAAATTATAAAAGCGTTTTAGGCTCTGTATATAAAGAAAATTATGATATAGATAATGATAGAATAGAATTACAAGATAACATAAAAGAATTTTGGATGTCAAAGACTCATTCATTGATTGTAAATACAAGTGGAGAGTTATTTGGATGTGGAGAGAATATATATGGTCAATTATTAAATCCAAGAACAACAACTTCGTTGACAAGCTTTACTAAACTAAATTTTGCAGATATAAGACAAGCTTCATGTGGCGTTGGATTCTCATATTTTCTGAAAAATGATGGTACTTTGTATTCAACAGGATTAAATTCAGAATACCAACTAGGGCTAGGTCATAATAATGAGGTAAATGGATTACAAAGAGTAAATATATCTAATGTAAAGAAAGTAATGTGTGATGATAAGTTTACTTTAGTATTATTAAATGATAATTCTGTATGGGGTCAAGGATTGAATAGATTTAGTAATTTTGGATTAGGTGAAGCTTCTGCAAATACTATAATAAAAACATTTACTAAACTAGATGTAGATGTAGAAGATGTAGAGATAGGTGGAGATTATATATCTTTTAGAAAGTTAGATAAATCTTTATGGATATGTGGCAAAATAAGAGATTGTTATAATATGAAATCTAATAATCCATATATATTTAATAAAGTTCAAATACCAGAAGAATTTAATAATGATTTAGTTTATTTAGATGCTGGAAGAGATGAAACTTTATTTATGAATTACCAAGTACCTACAACAAAACCATCTATAGAATTAGCTGAAAAAACTATAGCTGGTATAAAATTAAAAGTTAATGATTCAAATAATGAAATTGATAAAATTGAAATGTATTTAAACAATGAATTAATACATTCAAAGAATGAATTTATCAATAATTTTGTGCTGTTCACTATTCCGCTTGAAAAATTGAATCTTGGTATAAATAATATATACTTTAAAGCTAATACTTTATTTGGAGATAATATGTATCTAGGAGCAACAATTAATAAAGAGAATAATTCTATAAATATTTCAGAAGGGGCTAATCTATTTATTAAGAATAAAAAGTATAACATAAATTCTTTAACAAATAGTGCAGATGGTAAGCTTGTAATAACATTAGATAGAGCATTAGAAGATAATATAAGCGTAGGAGATATAATTTATCAACTTATAAATCAACTAAAGGTTCAAGTTAAAACAAATAACACAGGTATGCATAAAGATATGAATTTATTAGAAATGAAAAAAGTTGATACAGGATATCAAGAAATTTATGAGTTGGAAGAAAAAGGAATGACACAAGCAGAGCCTAAAATCATAGTTGAAAAAGGTGATAATTGGACTGCAATAAAAAGACCATCTATGATATTTTCTATAGATGAGACTACGCTTTAAGAGGTGATTAAATGTTAAATATAAATGAAGAAAAAATTGAAAAACTCAAACAAAAACAAAAAATAAATAATTTGGATACAAGTCAAAAAACGCAAGATAATGACATAACAGATTTAATGTTAGCGACTGCTGAAATATGTGAAATGATATTAAGTAGTCAACAGACATCTACTATGTCATTAAAAAATATAAAATTAAATGAAGGAGGAAGTAGTATGGCAGCAATTTATGTAGGATTAATAGAAAGAGGTTTAAAAACAATTGACCAAGTACCTGTGAAATATAGAGAAGAGGTAAGAAAAATGTGTGAAGCACTAGAGATTTCATTATCATAGAACTATAAGAGTTCTTTTTTTTATGTTCAAAATAGAGAGTTACTAATGTAGCTCTCTAAATAAAAAAGAAGGGGAAAAATTGTTAAATGAAGACGTAGTAAAAAAATTAAAGAATGTACCTAGTGACACTAATAGTGAAATTGGAAAAGTTAATACAAATATAGAAACTGCTAAAACAGAGTTAAATACTAAAATCGACCAACTTATAGCGGGTGGCTCTAATGTGGCATCTACTCAAACAATAACAATTGACGATTGGGTTGAGGATGCAGAAAATGGATTCAAAGCAACTGTAACACATAGTTTATTAACACAGAGAATAGTTGTAAATATTATAGATGCTACTACAAAAGAAAATGTAGTTACAAATTTTAAAATTATAGATGATAATTCTATAGAAATTAGAAGTGAAACAAGGTCAGAATTAAACGTTTATGTGATAAATGGAAATGCAGAAACTCATTTTATTAATGCAACTGTAGATGATAACAGAGTATCTGAAATGACTACTTATTCGTCTAAGAAAATCGAAGATAGATTTGTTAATCTAGAAGAAAAGGTAAATGGTGGTTTATCTAATATTGCAACTAGTGTAAATGAGTTAATAACTTATTGTTAGAGAGGAGAGTGAGAAAATGCAGACTGAATGGAATTTTGGTTATAATGGTTCGCCACAAAGTGTTATATTGAAACCTGGCAAATATAAATTTGAATGCTGGGGTTCTTCTGGAGGTATCAACAATTCTTCTTGGCATACTGATGCTAAAGGCGGATATTCTAAAGGTGAAATTACATTAAAAAAACAAACTACATTATATGTTTACGTCGGCGAAAGTGGTTTTGCTTCTTCATCTACGAGTAATAACACTAAAAGTGGTTTTAATGGCGGTGGTAAAGGTTATTTAAATCAACAGGTTATGGGTACTTATTATTCTATGTACGGTGGTGGTGCTACTGATATAAGGCTCGTTGGTGGTGCTTGGGATAATGAGCAAGGTTTGCTATCTCGTATAATTGTCGCAGGTGGTGGCGGTGGTTCATATTCTCCTTATACTGGTGGTGCAGGAGGAGGATTAGCAGGAGGTACTGGGTATAGTGCTAACGACAGACATCGTCCCGGCGGTACTCAATATCAAGGTGGTATTGGTCGTGTAAGCACAGAAAACGGAAGTTTTGGAAAAGGGTGTTCTGCTAAAGATTCAACTGGCGAAGGCGGTGGAGGTGGCTGGTTTGGTGGTGCAGGAATGAATGGTGTGGGAGCAGGTGGAGGTGGAAGTGGCTACGTATTAACTAAAGATAGTTATAAGCCTACTGGCTACACACCAACATCTGAATATTATTTTGATAATGTTGTTATGGAATCTGGTGGAAATACTGCTGGTGCTTATGGTTATGCTAAAATAACATTACTACAAGCATTACCATTTTTAACAGTATCTTCTTATAATTCCATTACAGCTACATTTAAAGCTGACCACACAGACCCTACACTATTAACTAAAATAGAATACTTTATAGATGATATACTAAAAGAAACTATAACAACAGATTTAACAACAGAGAAAACAATTAACTACACATTAGAAGATAATGCACTACACATACTTAAAATAGTTGTTACAGACAGTAATAATACTACAGCAGAAAAAGTATTAAGTATAAGTAAGAATATAATGCCACTACCCGAAAATGTAAATTTAAATGATATATCAACAAAATTAGTTGAGGTTAATGCAGGATTTAAAGTTGGGAAAACAAGTATTATAAATACTTTAGCATTAAAGAATATAGAAGCAAGTTTAAATAATACACTTGTTGAGTTGTCAGAGAAAATAAAAACAAGTTTTGATAGTTCAGACGCTAGTGTGCAGGATTTGATGAACCAGTTAACACAAGCTAATAATACTATATCACAGTTAAATTCTAAGTATAAATATGCAACAGGAACTGCTTATGCTAGAGAAAATTCATCCTTAATTGCATGTGTATATGACCCTAATACTTCTCATACTGTTACAGAAACGAGCCCTTATTGGCTTGATTTAAATGGAATTGGATTTATTCCTGATATATTTTTTGCTGAATGTGAATATGAACCACATTCGAATGCTTTTTATAAGTATTTTGTTTTTGCAATTAAAAATACTTTTCCCATTTCTAATAATACTGGGTTTGTAGTTAATATTGCTTTTAACAAGGAATATGGTGATGAATCTTTTAAATTACGAGGAGCTTTATATACCCTTGGCAAAAGACATGTTTCCATGGATAATAATGGAGTTAGAGTACCTTCACTAAGCACTCTAAATGATTTTAGAGCATATAAATGGCATGCGATAAAATTTAAATAAATGAGGTGATAAAATGAATAGAGCAAATAGAATAATTTACGACCAAACTGGTAAAATATTACTCCAAACAGGAGAAGCAACAGGAGATATATTAGAGCATGATACAATAACAGAATTACATTATATTGATGTTGAATATGGAAATATAGACTATAGTAAACAGTATATAGAATCTATAAATCCAATAACAAAAGAACCTATTTTAAAAGATATTCCAATCTATTTAAGCGAAGAAGAAAAGAGAATACAAGAGTTAGAAAATCAAATATTACTAAATGAAAATGAAAAAGTAGGAGGGCTATTATAATGAATATAAATAATGTTGTAGTAAGAATATTAGCAGAGAGGATTTTAAGTAGAGGATTGAATCCTTTAAAAAATAGACCTTTTGAATTAGATGATGTAACTAACGAGGATTATAGAAAAGCAGTAGAAGATTGTATAATTAAAGAAAGTGGAGTAGTAGAAAGAGTAGAAACTACAAAATAGGGGTTTTGTGAAGAGAGGTGTTTTAATTTGATATATAAAGATTTACTTAAAAAGGTCAATGATATAGAAAATCTCAAGGAGGTTGACAATATAAAATGTAGTACTGATACAGGAGAATATACTATAGAAAATAGTAAAAAGGGCTATTTAACTAATTTTAATGTAGAAGGAAAGACATTAATTGATTTATGGGGAAAAACTAGTTCAGATTTTTCTTTATGGAAAGCAACTTTTGTGGATGGAAAAATAAATATACTAACAGAAAATGATATAAGATATTCTAATTTTTTTACAATCAATTACACTTCATATAAACCAGATACCATATATACAATCATAGTTGATGTTGATAAAAACACTTTACCGAGTACAAGTGGAATATATATTCATAGCTTAGGCGAAGAAAATTCAGTATTTATTCCTAATCTGACAAATATAGCTATACCAGGAGGAGTAATTGGTAAATTTAAATATACATTTACAACAATATCAGACTTAAATGATTGTAATGTTGTTTTAAGGAGTGTTTTAGATAACGATACACTTACATCTGGTTATGAAATAAGTTTGAAAATTACCATATTAGAAGGAGATTATACAGATATTAATATAGATTACTCTAATGAACTATTAAGTGTTGGGCAAAGAGATAAAATAGAATTTTTAAGTTATCAATATAGTGGAATTAATATCTTTAATAAGAATGCCGATTTTAAAGATAATTATATTTTACAATATCTTAGTGGAGAGGAACTTATTTCTGAAGCTAGTAATCATAAATATACCCTAGACTATATAGAAATAGAACCAGATACAGAGTATACTTTTTATAATTGTAGTAGAAATATTTGTTGGTATGATATAAATAAAAGTTTTATAACAGCATCATTAAACGAAAGAATAATAGGAGATAAAGATATTTTTTATATTGCTAGAAGCCCTAAAAATGCAAAGTATCTAAGAGTTACTATAATAAAAGATTTACATGATAATGGGAATAAAACAATTATAACTAAAGGAAATAAATATGATAAAAAGACAATTCCATATACATTAAGAAGTTTACCAAATGGAATAAAAGATGAAATAGTTTATAAAAATGATAAATATTACTTAATAAAAAGATGTGAGGAACATACTTATACTGATATTGGAAATCTTAATTTATCACATGTATATGATAATACTCTGCAATTTATGGGAACATTAACTCCTCAAGCTGTTGTAGATAGTTTAGACATAGCATATGTTTTATGCAATAATTTAAATGGAAAAAGTAGAAATGATTTTAACAATAATGACATAGAGGGATGCTCAACTACTGGTAGTGGTGATATAGCATTTAAAATATTAAAAAGTAAACTTACTACACAAGATGGAAATGGGTTTAGTGAATGGATAAAAAATAATCCAATAACTATTATCTATCAACTTTCAAAACCACAAGAAATTGAATTAACATCACTAAATTTAGAACAATATAATAATCAAACTAAATTTATTTGCAACACAGGTATTGTGATACCAGACATTAGTTTTGAAAGTACACAAAATTTAGGAAGTCATATAGAAGTTATCAGAAATAATATAAAAAATTACAATGTTAGAATTGATTTTCCATTTTCAATAAACTTTCTTAATGGGTGGCAGCCATATCTTGGATATGCTAGTTCTGTTGGAAACTATTGCACAAATAATAACTTTGTAACAATTAATGCAACTATTAATGGAGGTGTTACAACGGCAGGTACTATCATTGGAAAGATACCTTCAAAATATGCACCTCGTAAAAACATAATAGTAATATTTCAAACAACAGATGGAAAGTATTATAACGGAATCATTCGTACAAATGGAGAAATTGAGATATATTATAATGATATAACTTATCGTAGTTGGTTGTATTTATATGTAAACTATTTAATTTAGAAAGGAAAAATAAGATGGATATAGAAAAGAAAATAGAAATTTTAATAGAATATGGATTTGAGAATGATTTAAATAATATAGATAATTACTTTATTGCAGATGGTAAAAAAATATTTACTCCAGTGATAAAAAACGGAGAGCTAATTAAAACAGGAGAACAGGTTTATAATGAGTGGTTAGAATTACAAAATAATCCACCTAAATCAGAGCCAAGTATAGAAGAAATAAATGCGGATAAAATTACAATTTTAATAGAAAATCAAAAGCAACAAGACAGTTTATTAGTAGATAATGCTTATAGAATTGCTATGTTAGAACTTAACACAAATAACGTGTTATAAAACTATAAAAAATGGAGGAAACAACATGTATAATATTTTAAAAAGAATGATTGAACAAAAGAATTATGAAACTAGAGAAGAATTGCAGACTAAGTTAGATGTATTTTACGCTATGAACAGGATAAAGGAAAGTGAATACACAGAGTTAACAAATTTATTAAATAAAGAAGATACACTAGTAGAACCTATTATCTAAAGTATAAAGGTTTTTTTTATGTCAATTTTAGAGGATTGATTAATTTCAATTCTCTTTTAATTAAAAGGAGTGGTAATTTTGAATATAAAAACATTAACAATTCATGCAGGACATAATCCAGATAATAAGATAGGTTCTGGAGCAATAGGAAATATAAAGGAATCTACAGAAGCAAGAAATGTACTAAAAGAGTTATTACCTTTAGCTCAAAAGGAATGTAAAGTTTATGACTGTACTTGTAACAATGGAACTTCTCAAAGTGATATATTGAATAAAATTATAGCTAAATGTAATTCATATAATACTGATCTAAATGTAAGTATCCATTTCAACAGTGGTGGTGGTCGAGGAGTAGAAGTTTTAGTTTATAATTTAAATGACAAAGAAACTGTTGAAATAGCATCAAGAATATGTAAAAAAATAACTGAAACTTATCATGCAAAAGGTGATAAAGATTTTAAAAATCGTGGAGTTAAAGAAAAGAAAACTCTAGCATTTTTAAGAAGAACGAAGGCAAAGTCAATTTTAGTCGAGTGCTGCTTTGTAGACACATCTGACACTAAAAAATATAATGCTAAAGATATGGCCATAGACATTTACGAAGGAATATTTAATAAGTCTGTAGCTGGTAAACCACAAGATAACAAAGTGAAATATGCAATAGTTTATGAGGGTGAGGTAGATAAAGTTATAGCCCAATTAATGGCCATGAATTATAAGACTAATGAAGTCTCTGTATGTGATTTGGAAAATTATGTTCCTGGACATTGTGAAAACCTATATGTAATTGGTGGAGCATCCAGTAAAATTAAAACTAGCGAGAGATTCACTAAGTTACAAGGTGATGATAGATGGGCTACACTTCATAAAGTGTTAGATTTTATAGGCAAGTAGGAGGTAATGAATTGAATATATTAGATAAATCAACAGCTACACTAGAACAAGTCTTTTCGTATTTAGATACATTAAAAAATAACTCTAATCCACCACATTTTTTATGCGGAGCTATAGTACCAATTATATATAAAGAAGCAGAGAAAAAAGGTGTAAATCCAGTTATTGCAATTGCTCAAGCATTTGTAGAAACTGGATATTTTAATTTTGGTAGAGTTTTAAATCCTTCTTATTGCAATATGTGTGGTCTTAAAGGAAATAAAGGTGGAGGAGATTTAGACCCAACAGCTCATACAAGATTTAATTGTTGGGAGGATGGAGTATCAGCATTTATTGACCATCTAGCATTATATGCTGGAGCTAAGGGATATCCAAAATATAGTGAATTAGTTGGTAAAGTTGAATATAAAGTAAATGGAACTACATTAGACCCTAGACATTTTCCATATTTACATGGAGAAGCTAAAACAGTAGAAAGTTTATCAGGCAAATGGTGTCCAGATATGAATTATGGCAAAAGCATAATAAATATATGTAATAAGATAAGTTCAATGAAGGTAGAAAACAATGATGTAAAATTAGAGCAAATAAAAACTAAAGTAAAAGAATTAAATGAGATTCTTGGATAGGAGGAAATCACATGGATATAATGCAATTTATACCTGAAAATTTAATAATGTTAATAGGTGGGCTTTACATATTAGGAACATTTATAAAAGAATCTAATATTAAAAATAAATACATACCTTTTATCTTGTTAGTTATAGCAATGATAAGCAGTTGTTTGTTTATGAAAGAGCTGTCAATAGAAGCTGTCTTTGAAGGTATTTTGTGTTGGGGAGCATCTATAGGGATAAATCAAATACAAGTACAGAACAGAAAGGAAAAGTAGATGTTATCTAAAGAAATGGTTGAATTATTAAGTCAGTATGGGTATACAGCCATACTTTTAATGGTATTGATGTTATGGCTTGGAAAAAATTTAGAAAAGAATAGACAACTAGAACAAGATGATAGAAAAAAAGAAAGAGCTTATTTTTCAAGAGAAATTAAAGAGCAGAGAACTTTATTTGGTAATACAATAGATAAGTTTGATGATAAATTAGATAAATTTGCTGAAGCATTAAATACTAATAACAGCAGACTTGAAAGAGTTGAAACAGACATAACAAAAATTAAAGATAAATTAGAGACTAGAGATTAATTTCTCTAGTCTTTTTTATAAGGAAGTGAAGTATTTGGCAACATTTGAAAAAAGAAGTAAAAGAATTAAGATAGAAGGCAACATAAATAAAAATAATGAAAAGTTAATTAAAGGATTTCTTCAAGCTAAGAAAATAGCTGGTTTAAGTGAAAAAACTATATATGTATATAAATGTGACTTATATACTTGGGCTAAATATCTGCATGATGAAATGGAGGATTTATTAATCGAAGATTGTACTGAAGACGATATAATGGAATATATTTCATTTAGGATGGAGGACAATCATGTTAATAGAATAAAAGTAATATTTTCAGGCATTTCATCTCTATATGACCATCTTAGAAGGAAGAGAATTGTTACAGAGAATCCAGTATCTCTAATCGAAAGACCTAAAAAGGGTTTACCTGTTGTGGAAAAACATTTCTTGAATATAGAACAGGCTAAAGAGCTACAAGATAAGTTATCAAAACGAGATGATTTACAATTAGAGGTTTATATAAATTTTGCTCTATCAACTGCTGGTAGAGTTACAGCCACAAGTAATTTAAGATGGGATAATATAGACTTTGATAATAGAGTATGTGAAAATATTAAAGAAAAAGGTGGGAAAATAGTAGATTTTTATTTTAGTGAGAAAGTAAAAGATTTATTACTAAAGCTTAAAGAAGTTAGAAAAAAAGAAGATATAGTAAATGATTATGTTTTCTTAGTTAAATATGATAAAGAATATCATAAGGCTACATCTAATGTATTAAGAAGTTGGGCTAAGAAAGCTGGTAAATTAATAGATATAGATAACTTAGCTCCCCATTCATTAAGAAGAAGTTTTGCAACTATAGCTAAAGCGAATAATTTACCACTTGAAGATATATCAACTATCCTCAATCACGAATCCACTGATACAACTAAGATTTATATAAAAGAAGACAAAGGCAAAATTTCTAAGTCTAAAGATATGATAGGTTTATAAATAGATATAAAGTAGAAAGGAAGTGATATCATGGCATGTAAAAGTCGTAAAAAAGGTAAGAAAAAGAGATAGATAAATAATAAGCCCTTTAAGGATTACTCTTAAATGAGTTTTCTTTAAAGGGCTTTATTTTTTTGTCTACAATAGCTTCTTATTAAATATATACATACTTA